GGGATGTTTGCATCATACATCAGTATGTTTGCCTTTTGATAATGAGATCTTCCAGAGAGCCAAGGAAGATGTTGATAACTTATATATGGCTCATTGCCTGCCTCAGCGCTTAGAAGTTGGGCAATTATCAGTGGAAGAAGCGGTTTGCGGAATGGAAGGGAATCCTTTATATGATTCGATGAAGTTTGATACTTCTGAAGGATTCCCTTGGATTCTGCAACGCCCGAAAGGGCAGAAAAATAAGGCTTGGATGTTTAATGTTGAAGAAACAGTTCAAGGCCGCCGTTTGAAAGGCATTTACGCCCCTCTTGAGAAATGGTTAGCTATCTCTGACGCTGAAAGACGCGCTGGTCGTTATATGATGACAATCTTTACTGATTGTTTGAAGGACCAAAAGATAGTGGCTGAAAAGGCGCTGATTAAAGGCAAAACGAGGATATTCTCGCTTTCACCTGTCGACTATAGTATTTCTGGTCGGCAGTACATGATGGATTTTGTTGTGGCAATGGTAAATTGCCGCACTGATTTGCATCATGGTGTTGGAATGGATATTAACTCTATTGAAGTTAATCGGTTGATCAACCGTTTATTGAGTAAGGGAAATAAATTCCTTTGTGGAGATCATTCAAAGTTTGGCGACATGTTATATGTTTATGCTGTCAAATCTTTCTTTGATCTTGTAGCGAAGTGGTATCGGCGCCATAACCCAGCTCTTCCAGATTGGTATGAGACAGTTATTGCTTGCCTAGGTAGAGAAGCATATCATTGTCGCCATTTGATGTATGATTTGGTTTACACTTGCACTGGTGGAATAGCTTCAGGAAATCCGTGGACTATTAATATTGATGTGTATGTGAATCAGATTTATATGAGAATGGCTTGGCAAATAAATATGCTAGAAAATGGGCTGTATGCGATGGCTTCGTTAGAGAGCTACGCCGATAATGTTGAAGAGGTGTTTGTCGGAGACGACGTGATGATGACCGTTGCTGAACCTGTAATAGATGTGTTTAATTGTGTTACAATTAGCACCGCTCTAGGTAAGTACGGTTTAAAATTCACCAATTCAACGAAAGGGGAAGAAATGGTTCCTTGGACTCCTTTGGATTCTTCAGAAACCACCTTCCTTAAAAGTACTTTTCATCGACATCCTTTTAGAAACTTATGGATTGCTGCTCTAGATAAAAGAGCAATTCAGGAGACTTCTAATTGGACGTGGAACACGCAACCAGATTTAAGGTATGCTAGTGCGTGTGCTTGCATGGAAATGATTCGATTATCTTATGGTCATGGACCTGAATATTATGAGGACCTTCGCTTGAAGGTTCGAGAATATTGGGAGCGCAGAGGCGTTCCTATTAGGGTCCCTGATTGGGCATTGGTTGATCGAAGCATTTTCGAGCAAGAGAAAATTGCTACACCTTTTAAAAACGCTATTAAAAATGAGGAATAGTTTGCGTTCTATTCCATTAGTTTAAGTTACTAATTTAACTTTATGATTTAGGAATCGAGTGTTATGAAAGTTGCTCTAGTGAGCTTCTTTCAGTTGGAGACACAATTGACAGGCAAATGACTCAGCCTTGGACCCCCAACAAGTAACACTCTCTTACTAACAAAAAAAA